TACCGCAGGTCCCTCGGGTTCATCTAACACCTCAGGTACTTCAGGCACAAGTGGCACTTCAGGCACAAGCGGTTCTTCAGGTACTTCTGGTATAGCAGGTGCATCTGGTTTATCAGCAGTAAGTGGTACCTCAGGAACTTCTGGTTCATCAGGTTCAAATGGTACCGCAGGTCCTTCAGGTTCATCTAATACTTCAGGAACTTCTGGTTCATCAGGTTCATCAGGTTCAAATGGTACCGCAGGTCCTTCAGGTTCATCTAACACTTCAGGAACATCAGGTTCAAGTGGTTCAAGTGGTTCTTCAGGTACCTCTGGTGTAGATGGAGGTTCAGGTATTTCTGGTACTTCAGGCACTTCAGGCACTTCAGGCACTTCTGGCTCTTCAGGTTCAAGTGGTTCTTCAGGTTCAACAGGTAACGCTGGTGCTTCAGGATCTTCTCAAACAAGTGGAACTTCTGGTTCAAGTGGCTCAAGTGGTTCTTCAGGTAACGCTGGTGCTTCAGGTTCTTCTCAAACTAGTGGAACAAGCGGAAGTTCAGGATCATCAGGTTCTTCCGGTACCTCAGGTTTAGCAGGTGCTAGCGGTATATCTCAAACTAGTGGTACATCAGGTTCATCAGGATCAAACGGATCTTCAGGTAACGCTGGTGCTTCAGGTTCATCCAACACATCTGGTACCTCAGGCACATCAGGTTCTTCTGGTTCTTCAGGTTCAACAGGCAATGCAGGTTCATCAGGCCAATCTCGTACTTCAGGTACAAGTGGTACATCTGGTAGTTCAGGCACTTCTGGTATAGCAGGTGCATCTGGTTTATCAGCAGCAAGTGGTACCTCAGGTACAAGCGGTTCAGCAGGTACTTCAGGTTTATCATTTAATGGTACCTCAGGTATTAGTGGTGGTACATTTAACAACCAACCAAACTATTTAGTTTATACAGTATCTGCAACTACAATACAGTCTGTAGACTTTGTTACAATTAGCAATGCTTCAGATGTAATGCGTGTTAATGATGGTGTTAATGGAGCTATTTTACAAACTAACCGTTTAGAAATTGATACTCCAGGAGTTCAACCCCCAGCTAACCCACCAGCAGGAGGTAACATGGTAGATTTAGTATTTAGTAATCTTCCTCCAAACAACGTTTTAGGAGAACCAGACTCATGGATTGAAATAATATATGCAGGAAACAGATATGCTGTTCCAGGTTATATATTCTAAACTTGGATATTTAAAATATTTTTTATATATTTATTGACACAAACTGTTATTAAAATAAATTTATGGCTATTAAAAAATTAACCAAAAAAGAGATCGACGCTCTTAAAGAAATCCAACAGAAAAACAATGCTATCGTAGCTGAATTTGGTAATCTTAGAATTGCTAAATTGCAACTTGAAGCTAGAGAAACTGAGCTTGTTAAGTTCTTCAATGATTTAAAAGAAGAAGAAAGTGAAATAGGTAAAACCCTTTCTGACAAGTACGGTGTTGGTACTATCAACATTGAAAACGGCGAATTTATTCCCGCCGAGACTGAAGGTACAGAAAAAGCTTCATTCTAATTTTACTTAACAAAGGTTATGGAGAAACTACTATATGTAGCGCCTCATTTATCAACTGGGGGATTACCTCAGTATTTAACTAAAAAAATTGAACTATTAAAAGATAGTTATGAAATTTATTTGGTTGAATGGGTTGATTGTACAGGAGGTGTATTAGTAGTTACTCGTAATAAAATTGTAAAGCTTGTCGACCCCGACAAGTTTTTTACTTTAGGAGAAAATAAACACGAACTTATCGATATTATAAATAAAGTTCAACCCGATATTGTTCATTTAGAAGAAATTCCTGAATTCTTTATGGACTTTGAGGTTGCTAAAAAACTTTATACAAAGGAAAGAAAGTATAAAATCGTAGAAACATCTCACGATTCATCCTACGATACAACTCAAAAGAAATTCTTTCCCGATAAGTTCATGTTTGTCTCTGAATGGCAGGTTCAACAATATAAAGACATAGATATTCCTAAAGTAGTTGTATACTACCCTATCGAGTATGTTGAACGTCCTGATAGAATAGAAGCATTAAAGAAATTAGGATTAGATCCTAATAAAAAACATATTCTACACATCGGCTTATTTACACCACGTAAAAACCAGGCTGAATTCTTTGAATATGCTAAAGCATTACCACAATATGAATTCCATTGTGTAGGTAATCAAGCAGATAATTTTAAACATTATTGGGAACCGTTAATGAATAACAAACCCAATAATTTAACCTGGTGGAATGAACGTACAGATGTAGATGCTTTTTATCAGGCAATGGATTTGTTTTTATTTACGTCTCGTGGTACAAATAATGATAAAGAAACAATGCCTTTAGTAATTAGAGAGGCAGTTTCATACCAAATACCAGTTTTAATATATAATCTTCCAGTTTACCTTAATTATTGGGATGATTATAATGTAAATTACTTAGATTTTACAGATTTTTCTTATAATTTAAGTTTAATTGAATCTACTTTACATTATGTAAATAAACCTAAGATTGAAGAAGAAGCAGTTGTAATTTCAACATACCCAATGTTAGAATCAATTTCTAAAACTACAGAGGAATGTATCAAATCTATTCAATCATCTGGTAGAAAGGTTATATTAACATCACACATCCCAGTTTCGGAAAAGTTACAAGAACTTGCTGATTATTATGTTTATGATAAAAATAATCTTTTAACAAAACATACTTACTATCAATACACATGGTTTGATTTTGGTAATTGGAGAGTAGATTTATTGTTAAATGGAGAAGATAATGACATTTATCATGGACCAGCAGTTTATACAAATTATTATAATGCTGCTGCATTAGCTCAAGATTTAGGTATTAAAAAATTATACTTTTTAAATTATGATTATTATTTATCTAACCCTAAATTTTTAGATGATATATCTCAAATCCTAGACCAGAAAAAAGCATATGTTGGTTTTAAAAAAGAACAAGAAGGCAATACAGTAATTACTTACTTTTTAGCATCAACACCTAAATTCTATCTTGATCATTTCCCATCAGTATCTACTTCAGAAGAATACGATAATTTAATGACAAAATGGGGTAGTGAATCTAATGGTTTAGAAAATTTAACATACCATACATTTAACCAAAACAAAGATCAGGTATATTGGGAAGATGAACCTAATTTTACTAAATTGATAGGTGAAAATTTTGAACATAAAGATTATTCAAGAGTAGAATATTTTTCAGTATTACCTGTTAAAAATCATGATAATCAATTTGCAGTATTTTTAAGTATAGCTAATTCAGTTGATAATAGAGATATTGAAATTGCTGTATACGAGGATGATCAAATGTTATTTGATGAAACGATAAAAGTGTTAGGTAAAGTATCTTGGTTTAGACAGGTATTCTTTAATCCTGAAAAAACATATAAAATATATTATCACGCTCACGATAGGTATAATCAAAAACTTGTTGAACGTAAACAGATTATAGTAAATAAGGATTATTACGATAATAAACTAAATAAAAACGGATTCTTAACACTAAAATGAAAATTTGCCAAGTAAACCCAGGTTGCGGAATTCCAATCCCACCTCCAGCATGGGGTGCGGTTGAAAAAATTGTATGGGAATTTACTTGTAATCTTAAACAATTAGGTCACGAGGTAGATATTAAATGGGCTAATGAAGTACAATCAGGTGAATATGATTTAGTAATGGTACACGTTGCTAATCTAGCATTAGAATTAGCAGATAGAGGAATACCTTATGTATTTCAACACCATGACCATCATGCTTATCATTATGGTAAAAATTCTGATGTTTACAAACAAAACAGACAAGCAATGGAGCGTTCGGTATTTTCATTGGTACCGGCTCGTTATCTTGTAGAATATTTTAATTTACCAAATGTACATTATTTTTCACATGGTGTAAATACAGATACATTTTATCCTAACGAAACACCTCCATTAGCACATAATTTATTAATGTTAGCAAATAATGGTTTAGGTGGATACGGTTCATATGATAGAAAAGGATTTGAATTAGGTGTTAAAGTAGCAATGGCTCGTAATTTACCTATTACAATTGTTGGTCCTAAAAATAATGAAAATTGGTTTGAAGAAAATTCATGGGTATATGGTTATCCAAAATTGTCAATTATATATGAACCTTCGAATGAAACTCTAAGACAAATTTATACCTCATATACTATATTTTTACATCCCTCAGAATTAGAAGCTGGGCATCCTAATTTAACTTTGTTAGAAGCTGCCGCTTGTGGTTTACCTATTTTGGGTTGGATAGAAACAGATACTACATTCCACGGGTTATGGAGAGCACCAAGAGATTTTAATGAAATGTTGCGTGGGTTAGATACAATAATTAATGAATATGGTCACTACCGTCAACGAGCATTACAGACAGCAAATGAATTATCTTGGTTAAATCGTTCTAAAGAATTAATAATATTACATGAAAGATATTTTAATTAAAGAATATTCAAATACAAAAATATTAAATATTGAAAGTAAAAAACCACAAAATACTTTTAATGTTAATTTTGTTAATGGTGCCTTTTTAGAAGTTTTAGGTCCTTTAGAAGGAGAATATAATGTAAAATTTATTAATCGTAAAACAAATCGTGTAATGCACGAAAGTACGATTAATAATAATATGTGGACCCGTACTAACATTAAATACTGCGTTAATTGGCGTGTAGAAGTTTATAGTAACGGCGATTTAGTATTTGAACATAATTGGGATCCAAAAGGAAAACGCGTTTATATACACATTGATTCTGGTGCGATGGGTGATACTTTAGCATGGTTTCCTTACATTGAAGAATTCAGAAAAACATTTATATGTGAGGTAATTTGCTCAACATTCCACAATGAATGGTTTGAAGGAAATTATCCTAATATTAAATTTGTAAAACCTGGATCTCAAGTAGATAACATTTATGCGATGTATAGTATTGGATGGTTTTACGATGGTAAAAAAGTTGTGTTTGATAAAATTCCAATTGATTTTAAAAAATATCCTTTACAACAAACAGCAAGCGAAATTTTAGGGTTAAAATATTCTGAAGTTAGACCTATTATAAATTCCCCAAAATCTAAAACAGATATTGAAGGTGATTATGTTGTAATAGCCCCACATGCTTCGGCTCACGCTAAGTATTGGAATCACAAAGGTGGTTGGCAAACAGTAATCGATTATTTGAATGATAAAGGTTATAAAGTTGTAATGATTACACAAGAACCTTTAGGTGATGAATGGCATGATTCTAAATTAGGAGGTACTTTAACTGGAGTAATTAATAAAACCGGAGATTTACCATTACAAGATAGAATGATCGATATCCGTGATGCAAAAGCATTTATAGGAGTAGGTAGTGGATTAAGTTGGTTATCTTGGTCTTTAAACACACCAACAATTATGATTTCAGGATTTAGTTACCCCTATACTGAATTCCAGGAATGTGAACGTGTTTACCCTGAAGATCCTAAAACATGTAAAGGATGTTTTAACCGCAAATGGTTAGATCCAGGAGATTGGGAATGGTGCCCAGATTATAAAGATACTCCGCGACATTTTGAATGCACAAAAACAATAGAATCCTCTCAAGTAATTAATTCTCTTAATAGAATACTTAATATTTATTAATATGGAAAATAAAGTTCTAGCACCAGAAGAGTTATCTAAGTTACAAGAATTAAATAATAAACGAGGAGATTTGATCGAAAAGTTTGGAGTGATTGAAATTAATATACAAGATCTTGAACTTCAAAAAGAACAACTAATCGAAGAGTTATCACAAATTAAAAAGGCCGAACTAGAAATTGGTGCTTTGTTACAACAAAAATATGGTGATGCGAACATAAATTTATCCACGGGAGAAATAGTCCCAAGATAACATTTTGAAAAGACTTAACATATTTATAACAAAACATTAATTAACATCTAACAATGGCAGAAACATTAATATCTCCTGGTGTCTTAGCGCTTGAAAACGACCAGTCATTTATTACCCAGCAGCCAGTTACTGTAGGGGCCTCACTTATTGGTCCAACAGTTAAAGGCCCGGTTGAAGTTCCTACAATCGTTACTTCATACAGCGATTATCAAAATAAATTTGGTACTACTTTCTTAAGTGCTAGCCAAGTTTATACTTATTTTACCTCTATTGCAGCTTACAATTACTTTGCAAATGGTGGTCAAACATTATTGGTATCAAGAGTAGTAACAGGTTCATTCACAAGCGCAACAACAGCTACAGGTTCAGGTACTCCTATTTATGCAAGTGCATCTGTAGAAGCTTTAGTATTTAAAACTATTTCACAAGGTGCTATCATGAACAATACTGGTAGCATGGACGTAAGTGGTTCATTAATTTCTGGCTCTATTGATAATATTAGATGGCAAATTACAAATTCTGATACAGCATCAGGTACATTTAGTTTATTAGTTAGACAGGGTAATGATAACGCTAATACTCCTATTGTATTAGAAAGTTGGACTAATTTATCAATGGACCCAACAGCTCCTAATTACGTATCTAAAGTAATTGGTGACCAATATAAACAATATAACTCAGTAGATAACCAAGTAGAAGTAGTTGGTACTTATTCTAATGCTTCAAGATACGTTTACGTTTCTTCAGTATTAACTCCAACTCCATTCTATTTTGATAATACTGGTATAGCAAAAGCGCAATACACATCTTCAATCCCTGTAAATGCTTCCGGATCATTCGGTGCTGCTACTGGTGCTTTATTCGTTGGTGGAGGTGCTAAATACTATAACAGCATTGTTTCAGGTGTAAATAACATTCAAGGTTTGAACACAGCAAGTTACACTAACATGATTAACTTGATGGCAAATGCTGATGATTACAGATACAACGTATTATTAACTCCTGGTTTATTTGCTTCAGAAGGTCCTTTAGGTGCTTCAGGTGTAAATACAATTATCTCTAATACTCAAAATAGAGGTGATGCAATTTACGTAAATGACTTAGTACCTTATAGCTCAAGTATTTCAGCTACAACATCTGCTGCAAACGCTAAAAATAGTTCATATGCTGCTGCTTACTGGCCTTGGGTTCAAACAATCGATCCAGATTCAGCTCAATTAGTATGGGTACCAGCTTCAACTATGATTGGTGGTGTTTATGCATATAACGATTCAGTAAGTGAGCCATGGTTCGCACCTGCTGGTATTAACAGAGGTGGATTAGGTAGCGTAGTAAGAGCTGAAAAGAAATTATCTCAAGCTAACCGCGATACTTTATACTTAAACAAAGTTAACCCAATCGCTACATTCCCTGGTATTGGTACTGTAGTATACGGTCAGAAAACACTTCAAACAACTGCATCAGCACTTGATCGTGTTAACGTTCGTAGATTATTAATTGCTCTTAAGTCTTACATTTCTCAAGTAGCTCAAAACTTAGTATTCGAACAAAATACTATCGCTACAAGAAATAGTTTCTTAAGTCAAGTTAACCCATACTTAGAATCAGTACAACAACGTCAAGGTTTGTACGCTTTTAAAGTAGTAATGGACAGTTCAAACAACACTCCAGACGTAATTGATAGAAACCAGTTAGTAGGTCAGATTTATCTACAACCAACTAAGACTGCTGAATTCATTTACTTGGATTTCAACATCTTACCTACTGGAGCAACTTTCCCAGCGTAATTTTTTAAAAGTTGAATATTTATAACAAAATAAAATAAAATGGCAGTATTAGATCCAAACGAAATATTTTTCACAGCTTTTGAACCAAAGCAAACCAACCGATTCATTATGTACATCGATGGTATTCCTGCTTATGAAATCAAAGGTGTGGGCGCTGTAAACTTAACTCAAAGTACAGTAGCTCTTAACCACATTAACGTTCAACGTTATGTTAAGGGTAAAACAACTTGGGGTACTATTCAGTTTACACTATTTGATCCTATCACTCCTTCAGGCGCTCAAGCTGTAATGGAATGGGTACGTTTACACCACGAATCAGTAACTGGTCGTGATGGTTATAGTGATTTCTACAAGAAAGACTTAACTTTCGATGTATTAGGACCTGTAGGCGATATCGTATCAGAATGGATTATTAAAGGTGCATTAATTACTGAATCAAACTTTGGTGATTATAACTGGGATGATGATGGTACTGCCGTAAACATCACTATGACAGTTCAACCTGATTACTGTGTATTGAACTTCTAATCAGTAAAAATAAATTTAAAAGAGCTCGCGATTTTTCGCGAGCTTCTTTTTTTCTCATATATTTATATACGACAATAAAGTTATTAATAAAAACAATCTATGGCCGAATTTAAGTTCCCAACCGAAACAATCGATTTACCTTCAAAAGGTTTATTATATCCTGAAGGTTCACCTCTAGCAGAAGGTAAAATTGAAATGAAATACATGACCGCTAGAGAAGAAGACATTTTAAGTAATACAAACTATCTTAAGCAAGGTATTTGGTTAGATAAATTACTCCAATCAATGATCATAAGTAAAATTAATTACGATGATTTATTACTTGGTGATAAAGATGCTATTATATTAGCAGCTCGTATTTTAGGTTATGGTAAAGATTATAGTTTTAAATATACTTTTCCTTCATCTGATACAGAAGAAATTGTTAATGTAGATTTAAGTTCTTTAAAAGAAAAAGAATTTGATGTTTCTTTAATAAAAGAACCTAGAAAAAATGAATTTACATTTGAATTCCCAACTACAGGTAATGTAATCACATTTAAGTTATTAACAATTGGTGATGAAAAAACAATAGACAAGGAAATTGCCGGTTTGAAAAAATTAGATCCTAAAGGTTCATTTGAAATTTCAACCAGATTAAAACACATGATTCTTTCAGTTAATGGTGATTATGAAAAGAAAACTATTAGAGAATTTGTAGATTATGGGTTATTAGCTCGTGATGCTAAAGCATTAAGAGAATATATTGCTACAATAAATCCTGGTGTTGATATGTCTTATACACATATAACTGAAAATGGTGTTGAGGAGGACATCATCATACCAGTAGGGCTTAACTTTTTTTGGCCTGACGCCTGAGTATAGAGCTTCTCTTTTTATCCAAATACATGAAATTGTATTTCATGGACAAGGAGGATACAGTTGGGATATAATTTATGACATGCCTATTTGGTTGCGAAATTTTACATACAATAAAATAAGAGAATTTCACGAAAAGAAAAACGCACCAAAAGATACAGTTCAAGAATCAATTAAAAATATGAAATCAGCCGGAGCTGCAGCTAATACAAAAGTACAAGTTCCAACCTATGTTACAAAGGCATCTAAAAAATGATGCCTTTTAATATTTATAACAAAAATTAAATGGCTAAACAAAATTCTACTCAAAAACTTAATGAAGAATTAGGATTTCTGAGAGACCAAATTACATCAATTGGTGCTCAGATTGGTGAAGCTATTAATGAAAGATTAGAAGAAACAGGAAATATTGTTGATAGAGTATCAGCAACTATTAATAAAACAACTGCAAAAGCAGCTGTAAAATCTGTTACAGATTTAACTAAAGGTTTAGATAGTGCACTTCAAAACCAATTAAAACTAAATCAAGGTGCTCTTAAACTATCTGATATAACTAAAGCTCAACAGGGTTTAGAAGCTAGAAGATTAACTTTAAAACAAAATCTTCAAAATTTAGAAAATTTAGGATTAATTACTTTTAAAGAAAGAACAAAACAAGAACAAGAATTAACAGAAGCTTTAAATAACGAAGCTAAAATTCTAAATCAACAAGCTAAAGAATATGATACTATTAATCAAAAACTAGGTGTTACTGGTAAATTAATAGGTGGTATTTCTAAAATTCCTGTTTTAGGAAACTTAATAGATGCTGAAGAAGCTTTAGGGGCAGCTCAATTAGAAGCTGCTAAAAAAGGTTCTACATCAGCTAATGTAATGAAAAAAGCTTTTGGTTCATTAGGAAGTAGTTTAAAAGCTAATTTAATGGACCCGTTAACTGGTATAACATTGGTTTTAGCCGGTGTTAAACAGTTATATAACATATTTAAAAAAGTTGATACCGAAACTGGTAACTTTGCTAAACAAATGGGTATATCCTATGATGAAGCAAGAGCTACTAGAAAAGAATTTGAAGGTATAGCAGCTAATTCAGGTGATGCTAACATAACAGCATCTAAATTACTTCAATCTCAGTTAGAAATTAATAAAGCATTAGGAGCTAATGCTAAGGTATCAGAAGAAGATTTAAAAACATATACTCAATTAAGAGATGTTGCTGGAGTTGAACCAGAAATTTTAAATGAATCTCTTAAATTAAGTAAACTCCGTAACGTATCTTTAAAACAAGCTACAACTTCTTTATTAGGTCAATTAAAAGTTACTAAAGCACAATTAGGTATTAATTTTAGTAACAAAGAAATAATGGATGAAGTTGCTAAAACTTCAAATGTTACTAAAATATCATTAGGTGGTAGTACACAAGCATTAGTAAAGAGTGTAGCTCAAGCTAAAGCATTAGGTACAAGTTTAGATAAATTAGATAATATAGCTGGTTCTTTACTTAATTTTGAAGAATCAATTTCAGCAGAATTAGAAGCTGAATTACTAACAGGTAGAGATTTAAATTTAGAAGGAGCTAGAAGAGCTGCTTTAAATAATGATTTAGTAGGATTAGGTCGTGAATTAAAATCTCAAGGAGTTGATTCTGTTAAATTCGGTAAAATGAATAGACTTCAACAAGAGTCTATTGCTAAAGCTATGGGTATGAGCCGTGAAGAAATGGCTGATATGCTCATGGAACAACAAGCTTTACAAACTTTAGGAGTTGCTAATATGGATGCTGTTAAAGAACAGTATGAATTAGCACGTAAACAAGGTAAAGAAGCAGAATTTTTAGCTAAATTAGGTAATGATGAATTATCATCCCAACTAAAAAATCAGTCTGTACAAGAAAGAATGGCAGTTGCTCAAGAAAAAATGCTTGCTGCTTTTGAAAAGTTATCTCCAATTATTGAATCAATTGTAACTCCAATTGCAAATGTTGCTGGAGCATTAGCATCATCCAAACCACTAATGGATGCTATTGTAAAAGGTGCTCTTATATTAGCCGGTATTAAATTTGCAAATTTCCTTGGCTTAGGAAAATCATTAGGAGGTATGAGTAGTATGTTTGGTGGAGGTGGTGCTGCGGGAGGTGCTGCTAAAGCTTTAAGTGAAAAACAAATTGCTGCTGGTTTTGGTGGCAAAGCTGCTAAAGAAGCTCTTAAAACAGGAGGAATGGAAGCTGCACAATCCGCTATGCAAGGTGGTGGTGGTGGATTATTTGGTAAAATTGGAGGATTTTTTAGTAACATGAATCCTTTAAAAGCCGTTAAAGGTAAAATAGGAAAAATAGCACCAAAATTATTAAAAATTCCTTTAATAAGTACTGTATTAGAAGGTATATTTGCTGGTCAAGATATTGCTAACCTAATTTCTGGTGGTGGTTCACTTAATGAAATATATAAAGGTATAGGTGTAAGAGGTGGTGAAGCTATTGGTGGTATTGGTGGAGCAGCTTTAGGAGCTATAGTAGGTTCACTCATCCCAGGCCCTGGTACTCTTATAGGGGGTATTTTAGGAGATGGTTTGGGAAGATGGGTAGGTGGTAGCTTAACAGAAGCATTAGGTGCTGAAGGATTTGGTAAAACAATTGCTTCAACTTTTGGATACGATAAAGACATTGAAGCCGGAATTAAAGGAGGTGCAATACAAGCTGAAGATTATGTAATTAAAACTTTACCTCAAGATACAGTAGTAGGTGCCGGTGGTACTAAATTAGGTAGAACAGATGAAATGGTAGCGTTACTACAAGAACTTATAACTGTTGTTAAAACAGGTGGTAATGTTTATCTTGATGGAAATAAAGTAGGTACGGCAATGGCTGTTAGTGCTTATAAGACTCAATAATTTTAATATTTATAACAAAAAACTATGGGACTATTAGATTTACTTAAAAAGGGTTCACAGTTAACTCAATGGGATGGTAAAAACCCTCAACCATTTGATAATGCTACTCAATACCAAAAAGGTTTAGCTACATCACAATTGGATTTAGATGGTAAAACACCTCTTGCTTACGACAGACTGACCCAATACCAAAAA